CGGAAATATAGAAATAACGTCCGGGTTCTTTAAAGGTGACGGTGGTATTCTCTCAAACGTCACTCTTCAACAAGTCACAGATACGAGTAATTCAACCTCGAATACAGTTCTGTTTACGAATACACACACGGCGTTTACGACCGATCTTACGTCTAATGTAGGTGTTAAACTCGGCCAACTCTCTAATGTCATCATAACGGATCCAAACGACCATAAAAGTTTACTTTATATCGATGGAAATTGGATAGACGATTACATAGACTTTACTTCCATAGAAGTTAAAGCGGGTGAAGCACTTTCAAAAGGTGATGTTGTTTATATACATGATGGTTCTGGAGATACACCCGAAGTAAGAAAAGCAGATTCATCGAGTGCTTCAACCATGCCTGCTATAGGTATTGTTATGGATGGTAATATAGCCCAAAACAATAACGGACATGTCGTTACTTTTGGTACGTTTGGTATGAAGTTTGACGCGAATTTTCAAAAAGGTGAAATACTTTATGTGAGTAACACCACACCCGGTGAGTTAATGAACACGATTCCGTTTAATAACACGGATAAAATACAAAACGTTGGTATAGTTGTTAAATCCGGTGATAAAATTCTTGTTACGGGTGTTGGTCGTTCGAATGATATTCCGAACGCAGAGGAAGTTTATGCACAACCTTCTTACGTTTACGTGAATAGTTCAGGTAACGAACTCAAAAAGATACTCGCTTCAAATTTGAGTGCAAATAACCAAACTTTGGATATGGTTACGTCGTGGAGTAACTCAACACAAAATACTATACAATCAACACACGCAACAACCGGTTTCATATCATCGGGTAACGTTCACGTTGGAAGTAATATACAGGTTTCGGGGTTAAGATCAGGTTTCGTGCCAATAGTAGGTTCAGATAAGTTTTTACGCGATTCGGTAATAGAATATTCCGGCGATACAACTACAATATCATCAAATGTCGAAATCACTGGTAATTTATCAGTTCTAGGTAACACGTTCACTATTGAGTCGAACTCTTTAGTCATTAACGATCGAGTTTTGGGTATCGCAAATAACAACGTATCGCATTCACTCGATGTTGGTATAATCATGGGACACCCCGAACATAACGTTGCATTTATACACCACGGTGAACCTGATGGTCAAGATAATTACGAACACGAATTAGTACTTGGGTACACAAATAATGTCGTCACAGATAACCATGTATTGTATACACCCTCAAATCTTATTACATTTCATGTTCTTGGTAATATTATCGCACAAAACAACTTAACACTCACGTCCGGTAATTTAACGGCTATTACCGTAAACAGTAACGTCGTAGGGGATAATGTAAATGTAATTACTTTGAATGGTAACGTTAATAGTGATAATGTGAATGCATCTACTATTTTAGCTACAGATACATTAACTTCGATAACAGCTTCTGGTAATGTAGTCGTTACTGGAAATGTTACAGCAAATAAATTTTATGGTGATGGTTCGGCTATTACATCTCTCGACCCCTCAAAATTGAGTTCACAAGTATTAATTACCGAAGGTGGTACCGGTTTAACTTCAGTAGCAGAAAATGAATTATTATTAGGACCGGTATCAGGAACTGCTTTGTCTACACTTTCACCGTATACACCAGGTGATTCAACTAAAAGGTTTCTTAGAAGTTCTGCGACTGGGGTAGCATGGGATGATATTCCTTCAACTTTACAGGAAATTACAGATAGTGGTAATATATCATCTAACGTCGTTCGATTTTCAAACGCAACAACCGGTATTGAAATAACTTCAAATATTGATTTTGTAAACAAAATCACGCTTAAATCAACGAGTGGAACAAAATCAAATTTGTTCGTCGTGAACGCGATCCAACTCGATCCAAGTTATGCGTCCCCATCACGAAACGTTTTATCGTACAACACTATCACGGGAGAAATTTATGACTCAGGAGGATTAAGAGGTGATATATTCTATAACGTATCAGAAGAAAATGCAAATGTATTGATAGGTTCGAACCTTACAATAAACTCACTCGGGTCTAATGTACTCACGGTTTCGGGTAACGTTTCGGCGAATAATATTACCATAGGAGGGTTAAATATTACAGCGTCACCATTTGGTTTAGATGATGTCGTAAGTTCAGCAGTAGGTTCCAATGTAACCGCAAATGTACTTACTCTCGGTGGTGTAATAACGAACACTTTAACTGTTTCGGGAAATACAACTTCACAAAACATAAAATTAACGAATACGGATATAACGGCTTCGGTAACTTCAGGTACGATAACGGTAGATGCAAAAGAAAAAACGTACGGAACGGCACCGCTCGTTGTTTCGACAACCGACGTTTCGAATCTCGTATTCTCAAATCTCATAACAGGTGCACAGATCGTTATACCTATACTTGCGAGTGGGAGTGATATAAACATTTCATCCACCATGTCGAACGTCAACTTTTATGCTATGACATCCAATGTTTCAGTTACCCAAGACAAACACGCACTCATGACCCTATCGAACCTTTACGGAAATATTTACATGAATGCAATTGGATTTTCTTAATTTAAAAAAATAAAACCTTACTATAATATAAAACATGTCTGGAGGTATTGCTCAACTCGTTGCTATAGGTGCACAAGACGCGCACCTCGTCGGTCAACCCGAAGTTTCCTTCTTTAGATCTAACTACAAACGTCACACGAATTTCGCCCAAACTGTCGAAAGACAGGTTATCCAGGGCAACCCAACCGCAAATGGTATGTCCACTGTTCGTTTCGAAAGAAAGGGAGATATGCTCGGATACGTATACATCGCAAACAGAAATCCAAACGCCGTATCGTGGGCAGGTCGTATTTCAAAGGTCGAACTCTTAATAGGTGGTCAGGTTATTGACGAACAAACTGATGAATTTTCCAGGGAACTCTTTAAAAAGGTAGGTAACCAAACTTTTACAAAACACCTTTACGATGACACAAACGACAGATTTTACCCACTTCGATTTTCGTTCTGTGAAAATGCTCAATCGGCTTTGCCATTGATTGCACTCCAATACCACGATGTTGAATTACGAATTACATGGGGTGGTACAGCCACAGCCGACGCGGAAGTTTATGCCCAATTCATTCACCTCGACACCGACGAGCGTACCGCTTTGTCTTCCATGCCACAAAACATGCTTATCACACAAACTCAAAAAGTTGTTGGTGCTAGTTCAAGAGTACAAGAATTACCATTTAATCACCCAATAAAATATTTGGTCGCAAAATCTTCAACTAATATGAGCAGTGAAGAAGATTTAACAAAACTCAAACTTCAAATAAATGGTGTAGATGTAACAGATTTCAAAAATGTAGTACCACATTTTACATGTGCTATGGCTTTTTACCACGTAGATTACACAGATATGGGGAAGGAATTTTTAAGAATTCCATTTTGTCTCAATACGGCTAAGCTCCAACCAACTGGGTCCCTCAACTTCAGTAGACTCGATTCGGCAAGACTCGTTTCCGATAACAAAAACTTCGATCAAACTGTATACGCCGTCAACTACAATATCCTCCGTATCGAAAACGGTATGGGTGGTTTGATGTATTCCAACTAAGCAATTTAATTTAGCCACTTATTATAAATGTTTTGGCAATTAATCTTTCTCATAGGTTTTATTTTTGTATTAACATACGATCCAAAATCAGGTACTTTAAATCATTTGGTAAATGAACAAAAACCACCTTTACAAAATGCAGAGTGTAAAGAGGGACATTACCAAGAAATCCAATTTGCACAAATGGGATACGAGTGTCCCAAAGATAAAAGAACAAATATGGGTGCGATTATAAGAACTTAAAAACTTGAAACGTATTTTTATATATAATGTTTACGCTCGACCGCGATACCGCGACTATAGTTGCCGTGCTCATGTGTATTATTGCCACAGTATACATGTACAAAGAACTTAACAAAACAAAATCAGAAATGGAAAATGTAAAGGGATTTTATGGAAATCTCATGGCACATTTATCCAGACCAGACCCCGAAGAATTGTATGAGGAAACCGATACAAAACAGGTGTGTGAAATACATCCAAAAAAAGAAAGTGTTTCGATAACCCAAGTTGAAAATTCCGAAGAAGATTCTTCAGAATAATCATCTTATTCAATTATAACTTGCTAATGAGCAATGAAGAAATACAAAGCAATAGCAGTACCAGTTACATTTGTAGGTGATAAACCACGTTTTCTCACCGTCCGGGATCGAAGGTTCAAAGATTGGATTTTCGTCACCGGAGGGTGCAGGCGAAGAGAAATACCCAATCCACTCAGGTGTGCTCTACGAGAGCTCGAAGAAGAAACAAGGGGTGTTGTTTCTTTAAAGAAAGGGGAATATACAGATTTCAAATTTACAGTAAAAGAATCCCCAGGTGTAGAATTAGAATATAACGTATTCATATTTTTTGTGAATTATACAATACAGGATCAGGTTGAACTCATAAGAAAGTTCAATGAAGAAAAACAGAAAATGAATCTCCGTAAAATACAGAAACAGCCTATTAAAAGGACACATGACGAAAACGATTTCATGAATTTTGAAACACTTGCAGAATTCAGTACAAAGAAACAATGGGATCGTATAGTTAAGAATGTACTCAATAACCCGGAATTCTATGCGTGTGTAACTTCTCTCGATAGAAAAACCTTTTCTATTAAATAATGAAGTCCAAGAATTACATTTTATCACAAATTCACGAACTTCTCGTAGATAGACATGCATATACACCAGAACGTGCTACGAGATACATTGAGTTACATAAAGATGATAAAGTATACGAACTCCTTGTTTTAAAGAAAAAATTATCAGAAGAAGAAGAATTCCCAGAAGTGTCTTATAGACGTTCTATATGGCATCACGAATACGAAGATGAATAAGTAATATAAAAAATTAAAACGTATGATTGGTAAGTATGTTTAAACTCTGGTGTAAAGACCAAGGTTTTGCTAACAACTCCGATCTATCACATGTGCTCATGGACGGTGGTGTCCTTTCTGTGCCATTTGATAGATTGAATGAATTTTATGAAAAATGTATAGAAGCTTATAATTCCGGTGAAAAGATTTTCGTCGTTGAACAAAAAACCGAAAACTATAATTTTTTCATGGACCTTGATTATAAGGACGACGATGAATTAACCTTTGACCAAATTAAAGACATATGTAAAGTCATATGCGATAAAGTTTCCAAGTTCGGTGGTAAAGATGCTTTAATATCCGTTGCCGAACCAAAACCAATTGGATATCTCATTAAAACTGGGATACATATCAACTGGCCAGGTTTTGTAGTAAATCGTGCATCAGCTTTATCTCTAAGGGAACACGTTATAAATACACTAAACCTAGCGTATGGTTCGCGTGATTGGAAAGATATTGTCGATATTTCGGTATATGGAAATTCTTCACGTAATACAAAGGGAAGTGGATTTCGTATGCCGTGGTCACACAAAAGGGGGAAACACGAAGCGTGTTCTGGTCAGGGGTGTGATGCATGTAATCAGTCAGGTAAAGAAACACAAAGTGAATATTTACCCATTTTTGTATATAAACATGGTCCTTTATCAATGTTACAAAAAACAAGTCAAAAACCTTCCGTTGATATACTACACATGGCTACTTTACGCACACAGAGTGAAAAACCAGTTACAGTAGAAGGAAGTTTTAAAAAACATGATGAAGGTACATTTACAAAAATACAAACAAAAAACGTTTTTGAAAACCAAGAGGCTTTACTTCTCGTTGAAGAATTTATATGTAAACACCTCGAAGGTCAGGGATCTGCAAATATTACAAAGATGTACAAACATAAAAATCAATTTTTAGTCTCGACGACGTCCAAGTATTGCGAAAATTTACGACGTACGCATAGTTCAAATCATATATGGTTTCATATAACAGGTGATACTATAGCACAAAAATGTTTTTGTAACTGTGAAACTATGAAAGGTCGATTTTATGGGTTTTGTAAAGATTTTTCAGGAAGGCGACACCAATTACCCAAAAAAATTACAGATGTTCTCTACGAAGATGGTAAAGTTCAATCTTATGTACCCAAAAAGAAAAGTCCTGAGCCAAATAAAGTACATAATCCCAATGAACTTATCGAAAAGTTTATAAAAAAGTATATTTTACAAAAAGAAACATTTCATATCGAATCTATCAAAAAAATAGGTCCTGAAAAATACATTGTGAATATCACAGGTGTGTGTGATACATGTAAAGAAAATATGAACTTTAATATCATAAAAAATCAAATTCAACAAGTATGTAAATGTAAATGTCGTGCACACATTCTCACAGATAAAATTGTACGTACTTTATAGAATGTTAGCTGTACTCTTAATCGTGGTTATGATATACATGGCATCTTCTTTAATTAAGAAAGATACTGGTACCGAACATATAACTGAAATAATGAGAAAAACACTTCCTTATTCAGGACTAAATAAAGTTTTATACAAGGAATTTTTAGCGAACATGAACATGGCTATAGAATACAAATCACATGTAGAAATTTCAGAAAAGTTATTAGACAGGGCCATTAAAAATTTACGCGAACTCGCTCTTTATACAGTTTCAAGTGATACAAGTGTTATAGAAGAAATAGATGCATTGGCAAATCAATTAAACGCCGAATTTGAACTTATTTTAATAAACGAATCTCTTAATAAGAAACAAGCTATTTAAAAGAATAGACGTAAAATAAAGTATAATGACAACAAAAACTATTGTAAATGGAACGCGTACTCGTTCTGGTAGAATATCTAAAGTTCCCGAACGTCTTGATCCAGTAGAAGACCTCCCAGAAGACGATTATTCCGATGAAGATTATGAAACTGAATCTGATATCGATAGTGACGACGAGGATTTATTAGAAACTGACGATGAAGATGATTTTGAAGATGATGACGAAGATATGGATGAAAATGGAAATCTAAAGGGGTTTATTGTAGACGATGACGAAGATGAAGATGAGTAATAATAAGCTTAAAAAAATAAATGTATTTTTTATAAAATGGAAGCTGAAGTTGGTACTCCTATAGAATACAATCCAGATGAATTCGTAAATAAAGAAAATAACGATGAAAAAGAGCACGAGCCCGAAAACAATGAACAATACTATTTTCCGCCTCCGCAACATCAATATTACGACCCCCCTTTACCAGAAAAAACTGATATATTTTCAAATTTAGATAAATCAGCGTACGTAATTATATTCGTATCATTTATATTAGGTTTTTTCATGGGTAAAACAATGCAACCTGTTATTCTTCGACCTGGATAGGTTTACCACTTATCCATAAATATTCTGATGGTGTCTGTTGTCCTTCAAAATCGCCTATAGAACCAAGTTTGGGTTCTGTAAAATATGCACGACTTACAACAAGTGGATCCTTTAGTAAATCTTTCGCAACATCAGAAGCTTTTACATTTTCGGTACCTGATTTATCTTTTCGATCTTTATACAATCGTAAAAATAAATTAACCATAACTAAAACAATAAGAATGGTGATTATGTTTAATATAATACTCAACATACTTACATTTATATAACAAAATTAATTATTTGGATTCTACTTCTTCCCCTTCTTCAACTGTATCTTCACCTTTCTTATCCTGGGCTTCTGTGGATGCCGCAGCTTCAGCATCAGCTTTTTGCATCGCCTCTACCGAATCAAACCCTCTTTCTTTAGCTTCTTTTTCGCGCGCTTCCTTAGCTTCTTCTTCACGTTTCTTTCTTCGTTCTTCGATTTCTTCTGCGACAATCTTATCCGCTTCCTTTACAAGTTCTTCCATTGGTGTATCTGGTTTCTCTTTTTGGAGACGTTCGAGAACTTCTGATGGGTGACTGATTGGTGTCTCATCAGGTTTCGTATAATACTTTGAATTTTCGTCACCTGGTTTAAACATGTTCGTGTTTGCTACCATGTCCGCTTTTCTTTCCGCAAACATCTTTGCCGCGAGCGCTTGATTTTCTTTGTATCCCGTCATGAGTTCTTCGAGTTTTTCATTAGTGTAATGAACATCCTCGATCTTCGTTGGATCTGGTGGAATTAATAACCATTTATACATATCAACAACGTAAATATCAAACGTTGCATCTTCCTTCTGAAGACGTTTCGCATGATTTGCAGCTTCTTCATGTGTATTAAATGCACCTCTAATCTTGATACCAAACTTATCGTTTTTTTGTGGTGCTTCGGGACCTACAACAGAAAGGCATGCATAAAGTTGACCGGGGACAGTAGTATAATCTTGTTCGAGAGACATTTTTTATATATTATATACTTAAAAACTTTAAGCCTTTTATATTTAATAATGCACGAGTTTTGGAATAAACAGCCAGTTCCACAAGATAAAGCTATATTTGATAAAGATGGGGAAATAGATTCATCTAGAGAACTTAGGTACGAAAAAAATCCTTTACCAGAAGGATACGAATGGAGTTCGTGTACCATAGAAGAACTATCTGAATTTTTAAAGAAAAACTATATACGCGATGAATCGTTTGAATTTAACTATTCCAAAGAACTTATAAAATGGGCAATACAACCACCCGGATACAAAGACGAATGGAATATTACCATTCGTGAAACAAAAAGTAATGAAATAATTTCTTTTATATCAGGTGTGCCTTTAGACGTATGTATAAATAATAAATGTATTAAAATGCTCCAAATAAACTTTTTATGCGTTTCTGAAAAACTTCGGGATACGAAACTTACACCTTTACTTATACACGAACTCAAAAGACGCATGAATTTGCATGACATATGGCAGGCTGTATATACAGTTGTAAAAAGACTACCTACACCTTTTGCCAAAGTAAATTACTGGCACAGACTTATAAATGTTAAAAAACTGAATCGTATCGAGTTTTCTAATGCAAGAGAACAAGCACATCGTATTTTGGGTACCTCACAGTTTAGGGAAATGACTGAACATGACATTCCACGGGTCACACAAATGTTACAAGAACATTTAAAAAAGTTTAAATTTTCACTTAACATAGACGAATCGTATGTTAAGCACTGGATTCTCCCTCGTAAAGATACGGTGTATACATACATAAACGACGAAAATGATCAATTCACCACATTTTATAGTTTAGATTACCTACATAAACCAAGTGGTGAAATTGTAAAACAGGCATACACGTTCTATAATGTAGGACATTGTTTAAAAGATGCTATAATAATGGCACGTAACCGTGGTTTTGATGTATACAACTGTGTAAACGTAAGTGTAGACATTGAAGAACTTCGTGAACACAAATTTACAGAAGGCACGGGTCATAACCATTATTATCTCTGGAACTGGAAACTTAGTGAAGAAATTAAGCCAGAAGATATAGGGTTTGTAATGATATGACGCCCGGCATCGAGAATTTTTATAAATTCTCGATTATAATCAACCTCAGTGAGATAGTTTAAAAATAAAAACCATTTTAAAATAAATGGAGGAGATACGCAAGTACCATAACGAGGCCAAACGTCTCCTCATCCAATCGGCTACCCGCGAAGGCGACAGTATTTTGGATGTAGGTTGTGGTTTCGGTGGTGATCTTCAAAAATGGCGACACGCGGGAGCAAACATAAGCATGTGTGAACCCAACCCCGAATCACTCAAGGAGGCTAAGTCGCGCGCCAAGAACATGAAAATACGCGTCAACTTTTACGAGGGTGATATATTCGCGTGCCCACAAAGAAAATACGATGTCATATGTTACAACTTTGCATTACACTATATATTCGAATCGAAACAGTTATTTGAAACGTCGCTCTTAGCCATCAAGAATAGAATTAAACCCGGGGGTCGGTTCATAGGAATCGTACCGAATTCCGATAAGGTTATCATGAAAACACCCGTAAGAGACGATCTCGGGAACTACTTTTTAACGAAAGAAACGAGTTCGGGGAACTTTGGAGAAAAGTTATACGTCCACTTAGCAGATACACCGTATTACGCCGATGGACCAAAGGTTGAACCGATTGCACACAAAGACATGTTATTTACACGTATGGAAGATTTGGGGTTTACTTTAACACTGTGGGAAGATCTCAAAGGAAACCCGGTTTCGGATCTGTATAGTAAATTTAGTTTTGTGTATAGAAAATAATTACTTTTTTGGTTTTACAAACTTAACAAACTTTATGTTTTTTCTCAATAATGGTTTTCTCGTAAATGGATTTTGTGCGATATTTTCGTTTGAATCGAGAATGTATGCGGATTGTACACTCATTTTTGCTAATTTACGAAATGTATTTTCAGATACATACCTATTGTATCCTATATTTACGGCGTTATTACCAACTTTGAAATTATTATAACTTATAGCATCGTTACGATTCGTATTAAGAGGTACGTTTATACGTTTTACACTTAAATTTTGATTTACATTTATAAATCTAGCACGATCATTTTTATAAACTTTTAAACCTCTCCTAATTAACGTTCCTGGTATTTCTCTAAGAAGTGGGTTTCTCCTCAAGTCGAGTATACGAAGTTTTTTAAGTTTAACGAGCTCTTTTGGTATAGAAGTTAAATTAGGGTTTTCGGGTGCAGTTATCACCTCAAGATTTTTAAGGTTACCAAGCTCTTTTGGTAACGCTTTAAAATCATTATTACCCAAATGAAGTATTTCAAGATTTTTAAGGTTACCGATCTCTTTTGGTAACGTTTTTAACTTGTTTCTACCTAAATAAAGGTCCTTAAGATTTGTAAGGTCACCTATCTCTTTTGGTAACGAGGTTATTTCATTATCATTCAAATTAAGTACTTCAAGATTTTTCCAGTTACCAATCTCTTTTGGTATAGTTTTTAATTTATTACCATTCAAATTAAATTCAGTAACACGTTCGACATAACCAGGTACCATGAAAAGCTCTTTTGGTAAAGATGTTATTGGACCAAAAAGTGAAAAGCCCATCCCGTTATTACCACCTTGACTAAGTTGTAATGTTCCGGTATTCCTCGCATTCTTCAAGATATGCTCACCTGTACCTCTGAGATTATCAAAACTTATATTTGTCGGCATCGGTGTATATATTTACATGACATTTTTATTACTTGTGTTCATGTTTATCAAACCATTTTTGAGTCCCTATATACGAACCCAAAAATGAAGCTATAGACATTGTAGTTACTTTCAGTAATAACTCTTTCATTTCTTTATTAAAAATTTTTGTTTTTAACCTAAGTCATTATTATTTTTTTTAATATTTAATTAAAATTAAAAATTAAAAATTAAAAAATAATAATGAAATCTATCTGGAAGGTGTGTGAAAACGGCGAACTCGACGAATTAAAAAAACGTCGTAACGAAATTGATGAAATAATCGAAGAAATCCCAAATGATGGTGATGATATGAGAGAAGATGAAGACGATTTAAGTTTTGCTGTGGCATTCTGTAAAAATCACGATGCGGGTTTGGAAACATTTAAGTATTTATATGAAGAGTGTGGTTACCCTAGACATTGTGTACATTATGCTATGGTCGGAGCAGCCGCATCAGGAAATGCAAAACTTATCAATTACATGTATAATGACATCGACGATCATGAAAAAGAAAATTTTATAGGTGATCTAGAGGATGAACTTGTGATGACGGGACATCCTAATCCAAGTGTATTCATTAAATATGCTTTATTCGAAATAAATAATTAAAAACTGATTAAACAAATCGTATGTTAAACACTGGATTCTTCCTCGTAAAGATACGATGAAACCCAGTTTCGGATATATATACAGGAAATAAAATAATATATTATATCAGAAGAATGATAATATATATCATTATACTCGCTTTTATATTAGCTATAATATCAGTTATTTTATATAAGAAAAGTACCAAAGGTGAAACCAAAACCTATATACCAAAAGTGTTTTCAAACTGGCAAAAAACTGCCGCGCAAAGGGAAGATACCGAGATCAAAGATGGTAAATCTGAAAATGAATCTGATATAGAGTCAGACGAGGAGGATGGAGACGAAGTTTTAGATGGT